CCATGTGGTCCCTCCACATCGAATTGCAAATCGCTACCGCCTGATCACTTTCTCGGCCTTCATCCACCATCATCGGGATGCACCGCTCCAGCCAGTGCTCCCGCTCTTCGCCCTCTTGAATCTCGGGCATGACCTACTCCTTGATGAACTCGTCCACGGTTTTCTGCAGGATACGTTCAACCGCGGAAAGGACTGCAGGATCCTCGGCTACATCCTGCGCCGTCTTCCATCCGGTCTCCTGGTGATAGCGGCTCTGGTGCCGTCTGTCATGCACTAAGGTAGCATAGGTGGCGCTGTTCACGATTGACGCGCGCAGGTCAGAAAGCATGGACACGAACCACTTGGTATCCAGCCTCTGCGAGCTCGGGGAGATGCCCCGGCGGTAGGGAACGTCGATCACGCCCGCCTTCAGCTTGGCGAAGAACCCGCGGCGCTGCTTGTCCGTCTTGAATGGCTGCGGGCCGCGACGAACCCGCGGGTAGGTGGCCACTTGCCCCTTCACGTGCTCGGCCGCCGCCTGCATCCCATGCCGGTAAGCCTGGAGGTTGATGAGCCTCTTGAGCTTCAGGCCTAGATGGTCAACGTCACGCAGCTCCAGCTTGATGTTCATGTCATACTTTCGTGGCGCTCGCGGCACCTGCAGCGTGGGTGCGCTGGGGGGCCATCGTAGGAGAAACCAGAATCGGGGTGGACGTATCCTGCGCCTTCGCGCTCTTGCCCGTCGAGAGGAGCGCAGATGGGACACACACGCTCGTCGTTTGCCGTTTCCCAGATGTCACGGAATCCCAATCCCTGGTCCTTCAGGAGTTCGACCAGCACGCGCTCCCCCTCGGTGGCTGCCCGAGTGACCTCCGTGGTGGCAATCATATCCGCCCGGATCGGCCCGAAAGCACCCTCGAGGCGATCGCGTAGCTGAGCAAGCGTCTGATTCTGTGAGAAGAAGTTACCCACGGCTTCCCGCGTCAGATCTCTCTGTGTCCCCGTGAGTCCCTGCACCAGATCGTAGCCATACTGGTTCGCCCAGGTCACGGCGCGCTGGTTCACCACGGCCCAATCGACCCCGACTGGAGACACTTCCAATGCCGCCTCGGCCGAGGCCATGTAGACCTCTTGCAGCAACGGGGTCAGAGCGCCCGACATCAATGCCGTCTGGTCATCCCAGAAGGAAGCTGGTAGAGCTGAATAGTTAGGCGGATCCCCGAGGGCGGTCATCAGCGTGTCCAAGGTCTCCCGTCCGAGCCTTGCGGCTTCTCGGGCCAGCCTGCGTTCCCATGTGTCACGATCAAAATCAGGCACTTCCCTACAGCACCTCCAGCAGGTGCATCTCGGCATACTCCTCAAGTTCTTCTTCCTCTTTCGGCTTCGGGGCATAGCGGAAGACAAAGCCGCCAGCAATCTCGCCCGTGACTGCTGCTGTGCCAGAGATTGTTGCATCCTCAAGCGTGATGGCTCCAGTTCCTTCAACTGGGACAGTTCCGACAATCGCCGTGCCGGCAACTGTCACACCATCTAACGTGATCGCCCCGGCGGCCGAGACTGGAACTTGTGCAGTTGCAGCAACAGTCAAATCATCAAGCGTTGCCGCACCAGTTCCGGCAACAGGAACTTGAGCCAACGCCGATAGAGTTACATCCTCTAAGGTTAGGGCTCCGTCCGCGTCTACAGGAACTTGGGCTGTACCGGCAAGTGTCGCATCGGCTAAGGTGATCGCGCCGTCGCCGTCCACTTGCACCTGAGCCGTGGCGGCCAACGTGGCATCCGCGAACGCGATAGCTCCATCGCCTAACGCGGGGACACCTGCTGAAACGCTGGCCGTACCAGCAACGGTGAGATCTTCTAGGGTGATGGCCCCATCGCCATTCACAGGGACTTGAGCAGTGGAAGCAAGACTTGCATCCGCTAGAGTGATCGCCCCGTCTGCGTCTACAGGAACCTGAGCGGCAGCAGCGACTGTAGCGTCTTCGAGTGTTATTGCACCATCGGCATCAACGGGAACCTGAGCGGTGGCCGCAATCGTGGCATCGTCAAGGGTGATAGCACCATCAGCGTCGATTGCAACTTGGGCTGTAGCAGCGAGGGNGAGATCGGCTAGTGTTATGGCGCCATCGCCCAAAACCGGCTGNTCGGTAACGGTCGCAGTCCCAGCTATGGTTAGGTCGTCTANGGTGATCGCGCCGTCGGCGTCGATCGGAACCTGAGCCGTAGCGGCAAGCGTCAGGTCCTCAAGGGTAATCGCCCCATCACCGTCAATCGGGACTTGTGCGGTAGCGGCCAGCGTAGCTTCGGCAAGCGTGATCGCTCCATCCGCATCGACTGATACCTGAGCAGTTCCCGCAATAGTCGCTGCATCAAAGGTGATTGCACCCGCGCCACTCGGCCCCGAGCTGTATTCGATGTGGAGCTTGGCGGCAAAACTGGAAGATTGGTCATAGGTCCATACACCCAAATCTCTGCCAGCATCAAGCGTATGCTGCTCAAAGATCAACACAAGAGCATTGTTTTGTGCCCATCCACCTTGACCTACGATCTCCTGAATAATGCTTTTGATCTCTGCACCGGCCGTCGGGCTACCAGCAGGAGCCCCCCATCTCCATTCTTCGTTAGTAGCTGCCCCTAGAGCTGTCGAATCCCAATTGACAGCTGCCGTGGTCCTTGGCCGACTATCAATATTGTTGGCCGCCACAACAAATGTCACTGGATCGGCAGACAATTGTCCACGCAACTGGTGTTGTGGCTCATCAAAGGCGGCATTAGATATGAAGATACTCAACCACGCCGTATCTATCGTCGTGCTTATTGGAACCGGAACCGTCGTCCATCGCATGCCACAATGCTCGGTGGTTGAATCAATATTGACCGAGGCAGCATCAAGCGTTACGTCGTCAAGGCTACTTTGCGACGCGTCATCGGAACCGGCCCCGACCTGCTCATCAATCGTCGTATCGATCTCGATGGGATAATCAGCGGCCTGGAGCCATGCTACGGGAATTCGATGCTCGACAAACAGGTTAGGGCCAGTCCTTCGCAATCTGAATGTCCCTAGCAACTCATCCGGGTCNTGATCCTCNACNGGCGCNCCNTTNGAACGCGGCAGGTTGAAAACCCACAGGATTTCGCCCGTTGTGCTGTGACGGAACTCGATGTATCCCTGCGTATTGACCGGGTTGTTTACCGCCCGATTCCACAGAACACCATTCACGAAGATGTCGATGCCGTTTGAGACTTGGAAAATGAACTGCAACCGGGCGACTGGATTCCCGCCCGCAATGATCTGCGCTGTTGGAGCGGGCCACCGTGAAGCCTGATCTACGACGAGCCGCTTGTCCAATCTGGCAGTTTGTGTCTGCCAGCGGATGTCGAAGCCCGTCCCAAATGCGCCCTGCCAGAACAGGACATCCTCATTCTGGACGACCGCACTCGCCGACTGCGGGTTGGCGATGGCCTGAATCTGGTCTAGATCATTCGTGTATTGGAGCTGCTGGGGCTGAAAGGCGATGCTCTCGCCAGTGCCCGGATGGACATACTTGACGATCTGGCCCGAGGAGAAGTTGGCTAGCGCGAGCGCATTGTAGCCAGCCTGCACCATCTGGAAGTTCCAGGGTGCAACGCCGGGCTGCCACGCGGTGTTGATCTCCTGGTCCTCGGCCGGCCCATAGTGCATCGGGCCGATGCCGAGGTCCAGCATGAACTTGTTTGGAATCGTGGGATGCTGGTGTTTGATGGAGTTGCGACGACGCGCAACAACCGTGGCGCCAGGCCACAATTGTTGCGCTCTATCGCGGGCTTCCTGCGCCGGACGGGCCATCTAACCCCGCGACGCGCTTACGGATTGCCGTCAGTCAGCACAAAGGTCGAGATCGTCACCACCTGGCCTGCCGTGATCGAGCCATCGAAGTTGATGTCGCCCGAGCCGATGGCACATGAACCCTGCAGGAAACACGTCGTGCCATCAAACGTGGCTTGACTTGCATACATGCGGAAGTGGCCGGGGGTCGAAGCCGTACCGCCATCCGCTGACGCATCCTGCCACGTGCCCGCTTTGGCCTTCGTCCCACCGGACGCGCCTCCCATCCAATCGCTAGGCGGAAGCATGTGGGCCAGCAGCGTGCCAGAGTTGGCCGCTGCAGCATTGGCCGGTTGCGCGCCTGTATAGACACGAAGGGCCACGGCCGTTCCAGCATTACTCTCGATCGCGTCCAGCCGGGCGTTTCGAGTGACTTCCCTGAATTGAGCTGCCATCTTACTCCTCCTGCTCGGTTAGATATGAAATCANGTTGCATGCCTTTACGAGCGCAAGGCGCAACCGTTCTGGATCACTGTNGAGCGCAAGGGTGGAACGGCACTCCGCCAGAACCGCCCCAGCGTCCCACTTTACACCAGCGGTTCCAGAGATGCGGATGTCGTCCAGATTGATATTGTTCGGTGCTTTGGTCTTGTCCATTTGAATCATCCGCCTCACTCCTCGTATTCGTATCGGGTCTTGGACCGGCTGCCCTTCGGGCGCTGCTTGCTGTCCCGAGTCAGCTCAGTCTCTTCGCTGCTTCCAACTAGTCGCGGCGTCCTGATCTCGTTTACTACCTTCACATCCGGCGTCTTCATCTCATTCACAACTTTCACCTCGGCCGTGGAGGGAGCAATCGTGATTGCTGGCGGGGGTGCTTGCGGCACATTAAACACAGGTTCGACTCTCGTCGCCGGCAAGGATGCCATCGCCGTCTTCACCCCCTCCGTGATCATGGGCGCAATCGTGGCAGTGTCGTTGACCTGAACGTTGTCACTCTTGATGACAAGCTGCATCGGCGCCTGAGCCGGCGCTTGGCTACGCATCAACGCTGTCACCAATTCGATCACCTCTTGTGGCTTCATGTCTTCCTCATCCTTCCTGTAGTCCTCCCATGCCGGCATCGTCTTNGCCGCCANCGCCGCATTGAAGATTGACCGAACGGCCTGTGCATCCCGAACGCCCTCTAGCCTAGCAGAGATGGCAGAGTGTAGGCTTGACGGGATGTGATCGCTCTTGAAGTCCAATGCTTTCCGGGCCTTGCCCTCAGCCAGCCTATGCAAGACAAGACGCTGCCACTTGCGCAGGTCTTCCTCTCGCCTCTGGTCTGCCATGTCCCGCTGCTGCTGCAGCCGATCGGCCTCCTCCTCGTCCTGCCCCCCTACTCCGGCCTGAATGCGCTCGGCGGTCTCCTGTCGACGCTGTTCGTCAGCGTCAAGCATGGCCCACTGCTCTTTCGTCAAGTCATAGCCGAGGATCTCCATCGCCAACCGAAGCGGCATCTTGGAATTGACTAGGCTCTGCAGGGAGGTAGCCCGAGTCGCTTCGTCCTCTTGGAAGACATCCATCTCAT